AATGTGTTTCTTAAAGAAGATTGGGCACCATTTAGAGCTGTTATTAAAACAATGAACAGCAAAGATGTGGAAATAAAATATGGCCCACATGTGAGCCTTAGAGAAATAGCTGCTAAACGCAGCAAACGTAGAAGTATTACGCTTGTTCGGAAGCTTGGGTAAGTAAATTCATATTAACTGCTATCAAATGTGCATATCCCACAGCATGAGCCTTTTTAAAATAGTAGCTATCATCAGCAGGTTTTTCCCAAACTGATTCAGCGACTTCCCGCCAAGTTTTTCCAATCAAATGACGTTTCGCGGGACGTATAATAGCCAAAAACATTGCTAGTCTAGGAACGCTATTAACGGCCTCAGGCATTTTAACCAGTGTATCATAATGCTCACCAATATGTATTAATTTTGCACAAAATTCAGGGTCGTATAATCTATCCCATGCAGGCTCTATACTCATTAACTGTGCAAGATGCTGTTCGGATTTTATTTGCTGATACAGATTGACATTGAGAATATCTAGTTTTACATACCCACGTTCTTCGGCATCTTTGTAATCTAAACTGCTTTGACCAGTTACCGGATCCACAGGTATTTGTGTAAAATATACTCCTGTATTATGTTTTGTTAATTTTCCATCGCGAATTATTGAGGCATCAGTATGCTCAAAAACAGACAGAGCTCGAACTCTGTCGGCTACATCAATATCAATGTCTGATTTAAATTTCATAATCCAGCTTCCTTTAAGATATGCCTGGCCCACTCTACATCGGCAACGTAATCGCGGAATTTACGATTCCAAAAATCAGGATCAATCCAAGGCATAACCAAAACCACATGCTCTTCGCTAAGATTTCCAAGCCACTCAATACCACTATCACAGTTGTAAATAACCCAAGGAGTAATACGGCCAGTGGTAATATGATGGCAAATACGATTAGAATTCCCATACCTAAAGTAATGGCTAAAACTAGCAAGACCGCTAGTTCCAGAGGCGTATTCTTCCATTTCTCTAAGTGCTCGTTCAAGTGCGTCTTGTGGTGCTTCTCTTTGGATGTATTCATGTAACCATTCCTCATAAAAACTATCTTTACACCAGTTGTCTAATTTTTTATTATTTTTTAAAAGCCATGTAGTAAAACTAGTACTATTGATAGCCCGAATAGCAACCAAATGTCTGCCGTAACGAACGAAAGCACGATAATAAGGGCTGCTGACAAAATCTTCATAACTTTTTAACTTTGCCGAACCTTGTGTAGTTTCATAAAACTGTAAATACGCTCTAAGTCCAAACTGAACACCAGTTTCTGATTCTTGTTGCCACCTACGTTTTTGTTCGCAGAGATGTGCAGCAAGAGTAGATTCCTTGCGATATTCTTTTTCACAATATCTGCATTTATAACTCTGATTTAATTCTTCGGTCATCCCAACCATGCTCACGTGCAAGTTGTTTTAAATCTTCCTCGGTATTGATTTTAGCTAATAATTCAAGTTCATCATCTTTGTAATCAGGATAAAAATTTTTCAAAAATTTGATTACCTTAGTAGAGTTACTTTCACGCTTTTTTTGTTTTATCCAGTCGTGTCTAAAATTTCCCATACCTGGACTAACTGTTGTTGCCGCTAACCATTGTAGTTCAGGATATCTAGCCAAATCAAAAAAATGTTTGTTTAAATTTTCATTACAAGATAATAGATAATATGCCTGTAGGTCAGACGAACCTTGAACTGAACTACCCCAACGGACCATAAGATAGTTACTAAACTTCTTACGTTCCTCGTCGGTTAAATCAGCATAAAATTTTCGATCTTTAGAATCGAACGCCCTCATTTCATTTGCAATGTTTAATTTATCACTCATACTGGATGATGTTCCACGGTTTGTTCTTGTCGACTTAATTCGTATATAACTTTAGCACGATCCAGTGCATCTTGTAAAGCAGGATTATGTTCAGCTTGTTTTTCCATATCTACTAATCGAGCTACCCGCTGAGCAGACATACCAAATATTTTTAATTCGTTGTCGGAAGAATAATCTCTGCCTATTTCAAATCGGAGATCCGGAGGATCTCCCATCTTTCGTGCATACGTTACACCGTTAGATTTTTCGTATATGTATGTTTCACCAGGTTTGTATCTACCAGCATTTGCCATAATCAACCACCTCACTTTGTCTTGAAATGTCTTTTACAAAATACGCACACAATGGTTTGTCTGTTCCTGTTTCTAATGGTACAGCCAACAATTGCCCAGGTTTTAATTTGGGAAAATACCACTTAACATCTTGATAGATGTCTACAATTTCAATTTTGGCAAACTCGGGCTTAAAACTACTTAAAGGATTAAAACAAAATACACTGAATCCACGATCATTGATACTAGTTAAAGGAACAACTTCTAAATCACCCAAATCAGGTTCACCAATAAGCACATTCCAGTCTACTGGCATTTTAATTAATTGGTTATTTATTTTTAATACTAATGCCGGACTATTAAAACTTTCTAAAAATATTAATGGTATATAAAAGTAATCTGGCGTTCTAGGATCTGAATTATCTAATACTGCAAATCTTAAATCTTCAACTTCATCTGGTATTTCATTTAATTCGTAGGCTGTGTTGTTTAGTGTTAGTATTCTCATTGCCATTCGGCCTTTTCTACAGTGAAGGGATAATTAGCCTCTTTATAAAAGGCTTTTCTTTTTGTTAAATGTCGTTTTGCGAACTTACAGGTGGACGTGATGTCCCAGATTTGAACAAAGTCTTTATCTTCTGCACGACGTATGCCACGCCCAATGCTTTGAATAACTCTAACAAAAGATTTGCCAGGCTCAAGAAGAACAAGATTAAAAATACGGGGAATATTAATACCAACTGCTGCAACGCCGTAAGTAGCGATAATGATTTTATTTTCTGCCTCTGCCACTTCGTCATCGTGTTCTTTTCTTTCTGCGGCTTTTGTAGAACCACTAACAAAAGCAACATCAGGCTTATCCTTAAGTAAGCTAAACAAGTTACTTAATTCAATTTGCAGCAACTTACCTGTTTCAACTCTATCAACTAGTATTAACGTATTACCGCCTTCTTTTATTTTGCTAATAAGTTGGGCAATGTATTTAATTCTATCTATGTTAGTTACTAGGTATTTAAGCTCGCTCTGATAATCTTTATACTCTACGTGATCCAGCATTTGTACTACGTTAACGTGGCACAAAGCTAAATGGCCAGCTTCTTGTAGCTCTCTCGCACTTAATTGCCCGACAACTGGGCCAATCATACAAAAAATGCTTGTGTATTCGTATTGTTCTTTGGGTATAGTTCCGGTCAATCCCCAGCGGATAGGAATATGTGCAAATGGCCCAGACAACAGTGTTTTTAGGGCATCAGCTTTGGCTTGATGCACTTCATCAACGATAACTGCTACAACACCTTCAAGAAACTCCCCAATGGTAATTTCTGCTTCGTCGTTCTTGGTGTTTTTCAATAAGTTGTTTAGACTTTGCCAGGTGCAGATAGTATGTGTACGATTATATTCTTTACGATCTCCAAAGTATACACCAGCATCTAACTCCATATTAACAAAGTCTGTTTCAGTTTGTGTGACCAGGCTTTTGTTAGGAACAATTACAATAGTTCTACCGTACGGACTGACACCGTCGGCCAAGGCCGCTGTAATAACAGTTTTACCTGCTCCGGTGGCTACTTCTTGTACACACTGCGGATTAGCAAAAAATCTATTAATGATTTCAGGTTGATAGTCCCTAAGTTCCATTGATTGGCCGGCTTTAGGATGCCCTTTTGGCCATTTGATGTGGCTATAGCTATGTTCGTTTACTTCTTTGAATTCAAATGTAGTACGATATTCGCGAGTGTCAATGACTTCAATGTCGTATCCTTGATCATCAAGATAAGGAAGTATTTCTGGAAGAAGATTAATATAAGTGGTACCGCCTAGGTTAAAAAAAGGTACCTTTCCATCCCAACGTCCTAAACGTACCGAGGGTTGATATCTAGCACCAGGAACTTCGTACTTGTATCGTTTAACCAGAGCTGTTCTTGTACCAAGTTCCAGTCCTTCTATTTTTACATTAACTTCGTCTTTGATTAATAGTTTTGCTTGCATTAAGGTCGTCGATTATTTTTATTATTATACACTTCTGTTGCAAAATATACAACTTTTTCGGCACGTTGCAGCAGTAAAGATTTTTCTCCGCCGTGCATCATGCCTTGCCCGCTGATCAACAAAGGAATAGGTTGATCCCACGATGCCATATACTTATTAAAGTAA